TCCCGAAAGGGACCCTGGCTAAAGGACTTTTCGCGATTAAGCTTAAAGCCGAGAAAGCCGAGCAAACGCTCGAGGGGTTGGGTCAGGTGGCTGTCGATGATAATATCATCACCATAGACAGACCACTTACCAGCACGCAGCGCATGACATGCTGCGGCAAAGACCAATGTCTCTACTGTAAAGGTAGATCCGTTCCCCATAGAGGAGAACTTAGCGTACCTAAAAGTTTCTCCATTATACAGCCCGAGGGCTGCACGACAGGAGGTGAGATAGTCAAACCATTCGTACGGAAAGAGTAACGCTACAGCGTATTGAGCCATAGAATCACTCGCCATGGCGAGGTCGACAGTAGCTAGCGCTCCAGTTATGGAGGCTTCTTTTGCTAGCCATTGGTTCTTAGACTGACTTCGAAGGTTCACACCTCGTTTCAAGAGGTGCTCTTTTGCATGATCATCAAAAGCAAGTTGGAGAGCTAGATTGCCCTCCGCTTCACAAGCGATGGTCCGCCTTTTCCGCCAGTCCTTTGAGACGGTGGTGACACGATTGTGATCGACGTACTTGACGCGCATCGCCTTAAATCCGTAAAAGCCCGCGAGGGCTCGGATATACGGCTCAGCTTGTCTTGTACATTCAACACGCCTTGACATTTTAAGTCTCGGCGTGCAATCACGGCGTGCAAATGAGGCCGAAGCCCCGCTTGTCACTCTTATCCTCTTGGGCAAGCCCTCGAGGAACGTTGAGAAGGGACCGAGAGTACTTTCAATAAAGCGTTTCATACGCTCTAGTTGCGCCAGCAATTCGGGGTCTAATCGACCTGGATGCTGATCGTAGAAAGCAATTCTCTTATTGGCGATCCTACACCGCTTTTCTGCAGCCCAAAAGGCTTCAGCTGTAGCGGCTTCGAGATCGTTTTCAGACGTGAAGCTAGCGTTCTTCTTGAACATGCCAGCGACCTGTCGTAAACACCTTCTTTCGTGGATCCCATGTTGTACCGGATCCCAGAGTGCCTCACTATCAGCAAGCAACATTAGCTGCCTACCTCTAACCCAACCGAGCAATTTCTTTGCCAAGTCGGGTGATAATGAAGAAGCAATTTCCTCATCTTCAATGTACATTCGACAGACGTCGTACACATTGAGTGGTGACTTCATACGAAATCTCCTTTGGTCGCAATGACTACGGAGTCAGGCTAACTCTCTTCTAGCAACTTAATGCTCTTGAGAACTCACCTGAGTACCGCAGACACCGACACCCCCAGACGGGGGAGTCTTGGATACGGGCAGGTGCCCGCAAAGAACTGTTTGTTGAGCCGCAGTACTTTCTGCTCGGCGCTCCGTGAGGAACGTCAAAACAGACTGTAGCTCGTTCAAACCTACGATAGACCCAGCGAATATTACTGCTAGGCTAAGAAGTAGCCTTGGAATCACACCAAGGGTTCAAGCGTATAGATCATATTCTCGAATTCATCTCCGTTGACGATGTCACGGAAAGTGGCGAGAACAAGACCTATGTCGGTGATAAGCCCAGTTACGGGATATCGAACGACTGCGTCCATAGCGACCTTTTGAGGAAGGAGCACACCATCCGAGTTCTCTGTTGCCTTAAATACTGACAACACTTGCTCGGTAACCACCTGATTACCAGTTGGTTCTCTACGTCTCTGGATCACTTTGTACGGCGATAAAGCCGTATGTGAAGCCAAGGTGTAGACAATGAAGTTCGACCTTGCGTCGTACTTCGTTAAGGCTGTAGACATTGCAGCCATAGTGGTTTTCTCCTTAAAGGGTTGTGGATTACCTCAACTTGTTCCTGAGTAAGTGAAGAATGTCGAGCAGTTGCTCTCCATTCAACTCAGTCCCAAGTTTTGGTGTTAGCGAAATAGAGCCCGGATTTCTGAGCTCAACATAGCATTCACTCAAGCTATTGGACATAGAGACCGTTCCGGTCCTGTTTGCCTTTAACTCGGTCGTGTACGAATAGTCACGACTTACCTCAACACGGAATCCGCTGGATGCGGTATACTCCGATTGAAGTACCATGAATGATGCAGCACGTAGGCTTTGCCCCACATTGACGAACCAATCAAAAAGCCAGCTCAAATGAACTAGCTCCCAAGCCGTTACGGCTGGGTTGAAGGCGAATCGTGGTGGTTTTATAACCGCGGATACAGCCCCCCTTGCGGACACTGAAATAGTGTCAGTAAAGGTGTCAGTTCTAGTAGAGTCAGCGCCGGACAACGGTCCGTTTTGTGTTACGCTAACCCTTCTAGTCGTATACCCTACTCGTTCTGAGTAAAGCGTACGTTCCGGGTCAAAGTCTTTCAGGTTTTCTGCATAGTCCATTACCTCGTAGATAAAAGTTCTCCACGAGTATCTGAACTCCATCCATGCCGCAGTCGCATCAGAAGGTTTCTTGCGCATTACAACGCGCCAGTCCTCCTTCATACGACGAAAACCGCGGTAGAGCGTTATAAAGCTATCAATCTGCTTTCTTAGCTCAAGAATGGACGTTAACGTATCGGTCCCTTTGGAATAAATCGCTGCTGCGGCACCCTGGCGAAGTGAATCGAAATCCACATTGCCAATCCAGGTGTCAATCAGTCGCGGTCCGTTGGGATCAAGTACATTAAAGTAAGTTAAACCCCAGTCAAAGTTAGTATACCAAGGCCCATTCTCCACGTAGGTACATACATTTGATGCAGTATTTCGCACGTTGTACGTACCAGGAGCCGCTTGCGCGGATCCTTTGTAATGAAGGAAATAGGTGTGTGGCAGAAGTTCGCCAGCACGCTTCCTTTTATGGAAGTTTGGTATTTGGACACCTTCAGTTCGTTCGTAGTCATAGGCGTTGTAAACGTCTTTCGTACTAGAAC